ATCAGCACTACAGGTAACGCTTGCACTTGCAAACTGAACACGGATAGCATCGCAGATAACGATTGCTACTGCGTCTATTCCAACTGTAGCGTTCTGTACCCTAATGCCTTCACATGAAGCACTAGCAGAACATTCAATGCTTGCACTAGCGTATTGAACCCTGACAGCATCTGCTGTAAAAGTTGCTGTGCCGTTTACCGCCCCAGAACCAAACTGAACCCTAGTGCCATCGGCTATAACGCTTGCAGACGCAGTTACAGACCCATAGGCATCCCATAGGGTTACAGAGGTTTCATAAAGTGGACTATCGAGTGTGAGTGTTAAGTCATCAATGCTAGACTTTAAATTGTCTAGCGAGTCAATTGTCCACGGAGGCAGTAAATCAGCCATCTCACGCTAAAGTAACGCTCAATGAACCAGAGGCAATGCGAAACACATCACCAGTTGCAATAGTCTTAGATGCGTCAAGTGCGGTGTGATACAGCAAGTTACCTGTAGTCAAAGCATCACGAATACCGATGTGTGTAATCGTACCCCATGCACCACCAGCTTGAGGAAACTCAACAGCCGCAGAATTAGTAGTAGCACCATTGCTAGGCGCACCAAACGTCACAGACTGACGAGCATAGCTAGTGCCAGAACACTCAGTTCCAGTATCAGCATCTGTTGGGTCAGAAGTGTACAAAGCCACATACACAGTCGTTGGTGCTGTGTAGCTAGTTGCTCTCAGAGTTACGTTGATAAGAGCATTTTCCAAGTAGTTAGACATTTCAGCCATAGTTTCACCTTGCAGTAAGTTTCATTGCTAATGGGACACCAGAGTACTGAGTATTCTCATCAGACCTAGTGAGAGAGGAAATCGCACGATCATACATAGTTCCCCATGTATTAACACGACCATCGTTCATAAGATACGGCTCTGCCTCAAGCAAAGCAGCATAAAGTAGTGCGTCAGGTGCAACATTCAAAAACACATTAGATGCGTTTGAACTAGACATATACGGAGGAGCAGAATAGTACAAGAGTCTCAATGTGTAGACTCCATCAGGAGATGGAGACAACAGAAACTCGTTAGCCAAGATCGTGTAAGACTTAGGAACACCAACTTCTGATGCTCTTGGGTCATTAGACAAAGTAGATGGGCTTGAGTAACTCAATGGCTGAATTGGGTTTGTCAAAACGACAAAATCACGAATCTCTAAAAAATCGCTAGGAACTTCAACAGTTGAGTCACCTGATACTGTAGCTGTTGTTACAGACTTTAGCATCTGACGAACACGCAGTTCTCTACGCAGACGATTCTCAGCAAATGTAATGAAGTCTGGAATCTGGTTTGTCAGATCAGACCTAGCTAAGTAACCTGCGATTGAGGTTTTTAAATCAGAGTAAGTTGCGAAACTCATACTACTCCTGTCCTAGTGCGCCATGCACGATTCATTGGGTCATTTAACCAAGCAGCAAAACGCTTGTCATCAAGGACAGCAAAGCCACGCATGATTCCAGCTTTATTCAGATCATCAATCACAGTCATTGGGATGGATGCGACCTTATTGCCAAACAAATTATCAGACCATCTTGCACGTTCATCAAAGGAATTAAATTCCTTTTTATTCTGCTCAACAATATCTGAAACATCTTGGCGAGTCTGAATAACGATGCCACCTTCGCCATCGGCATGAACAGCAGTTTGTCTAAAATTGTTAGGATTTTGCATAGCCTAATTCTATCAGTTTGAGTAGAAAAGAAAATGCCCCAGATGTTTAAGTCTGAGGCATTTTTCGGAGTTACCTTAAATTAAGGTGTGATGTCAGCAATGATGCCGTGAGCAGCTTGGTTCTTAACTTCCAAGGTGTACTCAGCCAACAATTGTGTGCTTTCGTTGTCTCCAGTCACAGCCAACTCGTTGGTCTGGAATGGGCGCAAGTAAGCGATGGCAGCCATGTCTGGGTCAAGCACATATGCAACTTCGTCACAGGTGTTGGTAGATGTCATAAAGCGGTTAGGCACAACAGAAACTGTACCGAAATCGCTCAAATAGACATCAGCCGCACCAATGATGGTTGTAGGCGCATTGCTTGGGGCCATGAAACGCTGTGCAGCAATACCTGTGAAAGCGGAAACCAATTGCTTGTGAGCAGGGTTAACCATCAACACTTTAGGATTGCCACCAGAAGCGTAAACTTCACGGATAACAGTCTTCAGGATGTCTTCTGTGAAAGTGCGGTTAGTGCCGTTGGTACGAGCAGTAGTACCCAAGTCACCAGCAACACCAGAAGTACCGCCATCATAGTTGGAGTTCAACCATGCTTGCAGACCACCCAATTTACGAGCAGTAGAGCTATTGCCGTTAGAAGCAGTTTGGTTGCTCAACAGGGTTGTTTCCATGTCGCGCTTGATTTCGCTAGAAGCCTTAGCCAATTGATCATTTGTGTTTGCCAAGATTCGTTACTTTCTTGACCCTCTTTCGAGGCTTGTACTCTCATACAAGATCAGACTATATCTTCACCCTCATTTGAGGGGCTAGGCACTTCGAGCCACTTGGCTCTACGGGATTACTCCCTAGTCGTTGAACCTTCACCTTTTCGGGTGCTTGGCTGCTGATTGTCCAATCCTCTATCTTTTCAAACTTTCGCACTTGCCATTTCTAGCTATGCTGTAGTGTTAGAGGCTCTAAGGAGTTTCCAGCAATTCACCTAGTTTTTCAATATTCGTTACCGAATACGGGCGCTTAATGGAAAGCTAACGCCTTTTCAGACTTACGACCAGCTTTGTCAACAGACTGCAAAGTGCCAGAAATCTTGATAGTCTTCTGTGCGATCTGAGTGCGGTTGCCAACACGAGTTGTTGGAGACATGGTAGCGTCAGATGCTGTTGCACCCTCGACTGTGAAGTTGTCCAAAGTAGCAGCAGCCAAGCTGTCAGTCTGCCACTCGTGCAGAACAGCAGTAGCTTTAGTCTTGCCAATGGAAGACATAAATGGAACATCTGTTGGTGAAATCGAGTAGATAACATCCGAAAGGTCTTCACGCATACCGATAGCGGTATATGTTTGATAGGTAGCCATAATTTACTCCAAAATTTAAAAGAATCGTTCAAATGCTTTGGCAGCGTCTGAGACTTTTCCTGTCTCACGCAACCTTTGCATCGCCTGTTTGTCACTTGATGACTTAGTAGGAGGGGCAGAAGTTCCTGATCGCATCATCTTTGGAGCAGCTTGAAGTTTCTTGTTTACCTCTGGCTTGCTCTTTTGAAGTTGCTGATACTTCATCCCGTTATACAAAGTCACCACAGCACGACTGTCATATAGTTGACTGAGTTCTTGGTCAGACCACCCAACAGACTTCGCATAGTCACGGATTTGTTTCCGAACCGCATCACCCTGTGGCGTAGCCAACTCAGGAATCAAACTGGTTAGCTTCTCAGACTCTTGACGGAGATGGTTTTGCAAAGAGGCATGATGCTCAGATTGTTGCTGTTGGGCAAGTCTTTGCTGCTCATTCCTAACTACTGCTAATTGCTTCTCTCGCTGACTCTGTTCAGCAACCGCCACGGCATAGCCAATGGGGTCTGTTTCCTTTAGAACATCTAAGTTAACACCCTGATCTTGCTGCGAAAGGAAGCTATCCAACGCTTGCAACTTCTGGGCATATGCCTGTCGCTCTTGTTTTACATACTCTAAATGTTGACGTTCAGCTTCAAGAGCTTTACGTTGTTCAGCTAGAGCCTGAGACTTTTTAGTGTAATCTGCACCTTGTTGATAACCCTTAATGAGTTCGTCAAGTTCTACCTCAACTTCCTCACCACTTGCCTTGACTTTATATCTTGGCTTGGGTTCTTCTTCTTCAGAATATTCAACTTCATCAGTCTCTTGTTGGTCTTCTAGTTGACCTTCGGATTGGCCTTGTTCGGCTTCCTCAGAATCACCCATCATCCCTTCAAACGCTGAAGCGGCTTGGTTTACATCTAGGCTTTCACTCCCTTGTGGGTTGGTGTTTTCCATTTGTCATCTCAAAAATCGCTAGAAACCTTCTAGACGGAGGTGTGGCTTTTATACCACAGAATTACAAAATCTTCCACTTCTTCTCTTTGATTAAAGTTTCCGAGGCCAAGCCTTCTAGGTGTCCTGTAATCAATTCAATTGTCTTGATGTGTCTGT